ATAATGATCCATCACCGTTTTCGATTGCGTATTTACATCGCTTGTTCCCGAATCGCGATCACTAAGGTAAATATTAAAATTTGACCCAGATCGGCTCGTAATAATACCGAACCCATCATTAGAGTCTTCCATGTCTTGGAAAGTACCTCTCGTATTGGACACTGCCAATAACAAAACTTGACTTGTATCATCGGCTGCAGTAATTTCAGCCTCGAATAAGATTTCAAAATTGCCGAAATAACTTGCACCGTAATCTTTTACGAAGAAAGTTACTGCCTCTCGCTGAAGTGAATCGAAAGCCGCAACGTTCCGGGTAACCGTAAAGTCGTCATCTTGGTCCGTTGCCGAAAACGTCGTAAGATCAACGTAGCGCTCGGATCCAGTTTTCGTTTCGACAGCGGACCACGTTCCGAACGTGTCGAAAAGGGTATGGTAAGTTGCATTAGACCACGAAATACCCCTGTCAACGTTCGATATCCGGACTTCTCCGATAACACCATCGAACGTCCTATCTGCACTTTTTCTGTTACCAATTACCAACGTTTCGGAGGCGTCAGATTCCCACGAACCCGATCCCGGTGCAACTTCACTTACTCCTACAGTTACACCATTCAAATAAAAAATAGGATCTGGCGTTCCTGGACTTGACGTTTTATTGAAAAACATTCCGAAATAATAATCGGTTGAAAGCGAAATCGAATTATCTGGAGTCCTCCAATGACCGTCGGTAGTACTCGCGCGAAATATCGTAGAAATCGATTGTGCATCGGACCGAAGAAATATGTCATAACCGCCGACTGATCCTGCCGATGATTTTTCGAACAAACGACCAAATGAACTTTGTCCGTACCCATCGGCATTAAATATACACTCAGCAAACATCGGAGTAATATTATCAATCGTACCGGCCGAACTAACGTTTATTACATCGTTAGATGCATCGAAATCGATTCCTTTTCCGGATCCCAAATTATCGACGAGATCGCCCGAAGTCATCGACCCCGAAGAAGTACCATCGTTGTTATTTTTAGTCGAATCCGGAATTGTCGAAGTTGGATCCGAATTCATGTGATGAACAATAAGAAAATTATCATCCCAGACAGAAGCCCCATTTGTCGAACCGGTTTCTCCTACGTACGAATCATTTTCGTGTTGAGCCGCATCATAGTAGAAATAGAAATCGGTATCGGTCCCAGCCATTACGGTAGGTGCTTTGAAATGAAATAGTCCCTTCAAATCGGAGGGGTCGAATCGTTCGATTTCAACGGGGCACTGCGTCACACCATCCGACGTAGTAACTGCAATCCGCTTCGAATCTAAAGCCGATAATTCGGTAAATATATCGGACAAATCAGCGGCACTAATTCCAGCCGATGTTCCCGCATGTAATGCAACCGGAAAGTTCGTTAAGGTTTCACTGATAAGTGCGGATGAAACCGTAAACTTGCGTCTATATTTAAACCCGGGTAACCACGCAGTCATAAATCCCTCCTAATTAGGGCGTGTAGATAAAAAGTAACGTACCATCTTCTGCCGATATCGCAGTCGTCGCCGGTGCGGTGCTTGCGAAATGAATCGGTGAAAGTTCCTCAATCCATACGAAGATGCTGGTCGAATCCAGGGCAATTCCGACCGCCTGAGCAAACGCATACGGTTTCGTATGGGTAATCAATCCTGGTGTTGTAGGATCGACGTATAATTTCTCGCCCGGAGACAATGTAATCGCACTTGCGGCACCCGTCAGGGTAAGAGGACCAATCCGTCTGATTCGAACATTTTCGCCATTATTTCCGGCCTCAATCGCAAGTCCTTGAACCGGACACTTATCAGCAGCGGCTTGACCCTTCTTATAGGTACCATCCGTATCGAGAAAAAGGACTTCATCAGCATCAACAGTAGCACCCAAGGTACCATGAATATACGTATTGAGCTGCAAATCGACACCGGCTTGAAAGCTCTGGAGGATACCATTCCAACCAGTGACACCGTAGTCCGTTACATCCCAATCGTACTTTATCGTCGTACTCATAATATTATTCCTTTGTTACGGTTAAGGTATTTTCACCGGATGTATATTTCACGCCGGCAGTTGTTATATGGTTTGTTAACGTCAGTGTAACCGAATCCGGGAGGACTCCTCCGTTCCAGGATTTGATTTGTCCTTCGGTAAATCCGATTGAGACCGCGTCAATATTAGTTCCTGCATAACCAGTAGTGGCACCAATGGTATACTGAACATCAAATAAACCCTCCCACGTTGGCGCAGCATCAACTACAACATCCGGATTCTGGAGGCCGGCACCTTCACCCCTGACTCTTGGGCTCCAGGTTAACGACATAGCAGTTGAATAAACCGCGCCACCAACGGAATTTTCGGTTAGATTATTACACCTGAAATTACCGGGAATATACGGGGTCCACGCACGCCCGAGAACGTTCAAGGTCGTAGAATCAGCAGTTGACAGATCTCCAACTTTCGTATCGTTGACGTAGATATATTTAAAATACCTTGTATCGCCCTTGAACAGGTCCTCTGCTAACACGATTGGAGGAGTTGTCCCGAGGAAATAAAAGGTCGTATCTGCCGGCCATACATACTGCTTCGTATCATACCGGCCTCTGTAAAGTCCCGTCAATTCATACCTGCCGGTTATTCCAGTCACAGGAGTAATCGTTTCAAACCCGATGATTTCTTCTTGAGTACCGGATTTAAGTAGTCCCAGATTTCCGCCCGAAATCATCGTTGCCCGCGAAATCGTTTCGATGTCTTGTGCGTCTTGATCGTAGTTAAACTGGACGACCATCTTATTTGTATTGTCGAGAACGGGCTCGCTAATGGGCAATGATTCTTTAAGTGTTCCGGCCGTAACGAATGAAGTAAACGTTGCAAGCTCGCTATAACTCTCATCATCCGCGCTAATATACATGATATAACCGGTTTCATTTCCGGTATCGCGCCCAACAAGCGGTATCAGGTACATATTTTCGCCAACAAATGCAAATGGCGTTTCTGTAATTGCAGGAGCTATGACGTCTGTTAAATATGGATTATAACGACTCCCATCTCGATCGGCTTCGTCAACCACGACAAGGCTTGCAATATAGTTCGCATCTTCGATAGCATTAAGGATAATGTCTTCATTTGCAATATTCCCTTCCTTATATTGAAGTAAGCGGAAAACCGCATCCGTAATTCCATATTTCGAAGAATTAACCTTAAACACATCTCCAGGACGAAAGCGAGCTGCTCGTCTACTCACTGGTGCTTCTAACGTCCTCAGCGGAATCGAACCCATACGAATTGCATTGGCTGCCGCCCACCTTGCGTTATCGTCATTCGTATAAAGCATCATACGAACGTCGTTGTGGCGGATGCGACCAAGTACCTCTTTGTTACCTGGATCCTCCGCATGAACCGTTGCCTGCCGTATGTCAATCGCAGTCGTTTCAAGTGTAACCGCACAACCCGGACCACCCTCGAGAAACTCAACCTGAAAATAATCATAGTACGTAGGTTTTGTTGTCCGCGGTGAATTCTCGGAGATTTCACTAAACAACTCAACGTAACATGGGTTCGTCGTTTGAAGGGTTGATTCTGTATACAATAAATTATCAACCCGCCCCCTCATCGATCCGCCTGAACCATACCTCTCAATCTCATATCCAAAGGTTCCGGATTGTTTTCCAACTTGTTGAAGCGTTACCCATCCAGTAGCAGGAGTATATTGGCGGAATTGAGTTCTCGATCCACTTATTCCGGGTAAGTTAAAATTACAGGACCACATATTGCCCGTAACCGAATCGACAACGCGAATACCTTGCCAATGATTATAACCGGATCCAGGATTACCTGAGTTTTGCGTATACGTCCGGCATATAAACGCCATATTTTCAGGCATCACTAACTTACTTCGGATAACTGCTAATGGCTTTCCACCAACCGGATTGACGTCCATGTTTAACGTAGAAAACCACGGTGTTGCCTGCATAGTTATCCCGTTTCCGGAATTTATAACATCCCACTTCCCACTGTTAAGAGTCGCACCCGTCGTACCAAATCCATCTCCATAAACCGCATTGTAGTCGTAACAGCTGATCACACCTTCGTTAAATTTGAAATCATCAAAACTACATGCTATCTGGTTTGAATTAAACCCACCGGACTGCGTATTGAAATCCATTATTACGTAAACATCATACGCGGTTTGACTATAACTGGTCGAGTACCAATACGAATCTGGATTTCCATTGTCGTCTTCCCATTGACCCGTTACGTTATTATAAAACGAAAATCCATACCTTACCAACGTCGCTCCATTAGATCGTTCAACGCGAACTCGTACTTTACAGGGAAAATGCGCTTCCGTAAGTGTTATACCACTCGTATACACTGCATCCGATTGAAAATGAAGTCTATACTCCCCATTTCCATATTTACGAAACTGGGCGCAATGGTAGTCACTTAGATCAAAATTAGAACTTTCACCCAATCCAAATTGAGCGGCGTAAACGTAATCCCCAAAATTATAATTCGTTAATTCAAACTGTGTAAAGTCAAACGTTGCTTGGATTTCATGAGAAACCGGCCCTTTTGGTAAATGATAAATAGACCGGCATCGATATGTCTCTTCACCAGATCCTTCAGCAGTCTTCGCACCAGACCACTTTAATGCGCCGCCACTTACTTGTGGAAAATTCGTACCATCGGTATTAGTTCTTGCTGCAATGTTTCCCTGGAGCCATTTCGTAGTATCGGGGTCTCCGTTACTTGACGTACTGAAATCATCATCCGGGTTTATTATCGAACTTTCGTCACCAGTTACTTCGGTTTGTTCGATTTCGTAAATCTGCGAATATTGGACCTTAACATCATTGATTGTGTCCATATAGCTGTTTGTTACGACTTTAGGAGGCTGGAGAAAATCATCATCTCTCAATGACGTCATAGCACTCGTTGCCACATCATCACGAAGGAGTTTTGGTTCAAACTTGCCGGTTTCATCTCCATACGGCATAACACCATTCACATGTTTGAGAATCGCGTTAATGTACTGCATTGCCTCCTGATGTGTAAATAAAACGCTAACGCCACGGTTCTCATCGAAAAGGTCCGCCGCAAAATCGGAAAATGCAGTCGTACTCATCCACGATTCGTTTAGCTCACACAAAGTGCCTAATATATACCAGATTGCATGTGCTGGATTGTAATCATACGTGCTAATCACATTATTCATACTAAACGAAAATTCAGGTGTCTTCCTCATAACAAACCGAACTGTTGGAGCCCGATTATACTGACCCAAAAGGCAGTCATCGAAAAACGCCCAACACAGTCCCTTAAACGGAGTGTTGTTAGCGGCACCAAGTTCAGTGCTCAACACAGAATTTACAGCATGATCGGTACCACCAAAATAAAGGGTCATCGACCCCATACCATCCAGCGTAACTGTCGTAGACCCATCCACCGCATCCGATCGCTTTAAACTACCGCTCCACACAACGTCATCATTTTTCAAAATCGTGTAAACCTCGTCAACGGGACCGATTGCTAATCCAACCGCCCACGAGAGGTAATATTCAAATCCTTTTGTGACTTTTTTACTGCCGCCGCCACCCTTACCGGTTTTGACTTTTTCTTTAATCTCCTTCGTACGACCCTTTCCATACCAAAAAATATTGCCGGCCATCTTCGTCGTTCCAACGAAGTCGCTAATGACCAGCCCTTCAGTCGCGGTCGTAACGTCGAGGTCACCAAGTTCAGGTTGCCCGGGAGATGGAAGATCAGGCTCAAGTGGGTCAATAACGCCACCAATTCCAGCTCCAAGTGCCGCACCCATCATCGCACCGGTAGGACCACCAAGCCAAAAACCTATAACGGCACCATCAACGCCGCCTACTATTTGACCAAAACTCATATTATGACCTCATCCGAAGAACGATTTTCATTCGATTAAAGAACTCAAGATCGGTCAACACACGCTTTTCAACTCGTAAATCCGTTAACGCCTGGTAGACCTCACCATTATAGTAGATTCCTGCATGGGCAGGATGTCGACCCCATTGAAATAAAATAACATCGCCATTTCTTAAAGTCGCGGGGTCGAGAGGTACTTGTTCGCAATCGTACTGTGCCGTGATTCCCTCAACAAGAAGGCTACGACCATTATGCATGTGCCAATCAGGAGCGTATTTTGGAATACGAATCAACCGCCCTTTATCAGCACCGACAGCCTTCAAAGAATTAACAACTAAATGAATGCAATCGCATCCTCGTTTCTTCACACCTGTCAAGTGTTTATACGGAGTCCCAAGCCATGAGTCCAGTTCGGACTTGAGGTTTGCGACGTTCTGTTCGTCATCAAAAAACCACTTCTGATCATTCATATTATGCCTGCCACGTTGCGGGATTATCATACGGGAGATATCTGAATCCGAAAAACCGGTTCAAATTCGTATTCCCGAGGTTATTATATTTGTTTGTACAGGTAGCCATTGACTTGTCGCATCCTGGTGCTACGTAAATGTCTTGTCCTGCGGTTAATCCTGGAATATAAAATTGAATCGTAATCGTATCGCCGGTATGACCAACGATAGTACGTTTAAAGTCTCCCCACTTTACATAACCCAACTTGAAGTAGTCGTTTGCCTGTAATCCGAATGCAGTATCGGTTAATTCAAGGCCATTTGCTGAAATACTGTCGAGTCCCGAAACGGTAGCACCATATGTCGTCAGCGCAACACCACATTGATCGGAATAAAGTTTCAAGTTGCACGATGGTTGGTACCGCATGGTCGGGACTTTCATCTTCAAAAACTTTTCAAACCCGTGACATTCCAGGGCTCCGTTCTGTCCATCATAACCGGTTTGTGCAACCTGCCCGATGAACATTACTCGCTTCTCAAGTGGGCTCTGATCCCGAAACAACTTACTAACCTCCACCCAAATCATTTCAGGCATCGGTTGTGTTAAATAAGTGACAAACGCCGGATTAAGGCGCTCGACATTGATTGTCATTTTCGAAATTTTAAGATCGGTCATAAACTGCGTCCTGGTGCGCTTCATAAGTGCCGGGGTATATTCTTGCGCACTCGCACCAGTTGCGGGATACGTTACTGAGACATCGCCGGATGTATAATACCAGGCTTGATTCCCGGAATCGGACCAGAACTTATAGAGCTCAACTGGCTTCCGTTTGTTTGCTTCATCCTTTAATTTATACGCATCCGTCGTCATTACGGCGTCTCCTTCAATAAACCAAAAGTACCCATGGCAAATTCCGCGACCCCTTCGCGGGTAAACACAAGCTCAATCCGATCTGAATTAAACCTGCTCAAATTCATGAAGCTCAAAGCCATTCGAGGAAATTCGATTTCGCGAATTGGAACTCCAATGGCTGCGTCCAACGTTATCGTATTTGCCGTTGCCGCGGTAATCTTCCGACAAACATACGTCCTATCGGGAAGAGCTATGAACAAATACCTGTTAAGTACCTCGTTCGCGGCAAAAAGTGAATCGTATTCATAATCGACAACGTTTAACAACGTTGCTCCAGCCGTTACAGCAGAAGCCAGATATAAATCTTGATTCCAAGTAGGCATCCAAAACGAGTCGTACTGCCCAAGCCTACTGTCGAAAAAGTCCAGGGCTCCACGAACATCCGCCCGGGTTCCGAGGAATACGTTAAATGACATATTGTAATGGGTGTCGTCATCGTCGTAAAATGACTCAACCGCGAATTTACCGATTCCTTCGGTTGTCATATTTGGATGAAGAAACCGAAGTGAGTGCCCGGTTTGAATCGGGTAATCGAACACCGGATGTCCCAAATAGGTCGAGGCATTTGTCGGAGGGTCATACGAAAAGGCTGCGACAGTTGCCATGTCTTCGGACACGTCAATAACGATGTCATCGGTAATTGCCCCGTACCTTCGAATATCAAACCCACTCCCAAGTCGACATTCGTAAAGCGGGCACAAATACGTATCTGCTTTCGCCCATTCACTTGCAATTAGGTCCGAGGCTGCAATAGTCGTCCCGGAAACACTTGTGACGACTCCGGTTTCGTAGTTCGTATAATCATCCTTATCAATTAGGATGAATTTCCTGCCGGGATACCAATGACGGTATGAAGTATCCTCAACTTGAATCTTTAATTGCGTTGCCGGGACAACCGCCCGGAGTGCAGTCAAATCATTCCAAACCGGGATACCCCATACCTTGTGTTTATACTTCGACAAATTACGGCGTAACCAATTCGTTTCACCGCGCGTATTCGATTTGAACGATAACTTCGACCCATAACGAGGCCAGGTATAGAGAGCGGACCTCCATTCCTCGCCTCCCATAGAACGAAGTATACTGGTTTTCCATGAGTGGACAAGTGATTGTTTCCGCGGTTTCAATGTCAAATAAATGTCAGCAGCCATTATCCCATCATTTCCTTATTGTTTGAAATCACGTTCATGATTGCGTCTTGTCCATCAGACGAATTCGCCCAATCGTTAATCATTTTCGGGTCGGTAATATTTGCGATAACGATCTTCGGTTGCATGGTGCTTCCATTTGGATCGATGCGTCCTTTAGACCCGGGTGAAAATGATTCGGGACCGTTTGCACCAACAACAGCAGAATCACCACGGTCGGAAACAAACCGTTCGGGCCCGCGCTCCCCTACAATGTACTGCCGGCCGGCATAAACCGAACCACCGTCTGCTTTGAACATCGAAGATGCGAAACCAGCGACAGCTGACCCGAACATCCCATAGGAACCACCCGCACTTTGAATTGCGTTAAGTAGGAGTTGTTTTGCAATCATTTTACCGATGTCGATTGCGAATGAAGTTGCGAATTCGCTAAATGCCTGCTTCGCAGATTTCGCACCACTAATGAATTCACCCATCGCATCAACCATTCCTCCCGCGAATGTATCGTCAATGGTGTCCCCCAACTTCATGAGAGCCATTTCGGTGTCGGTCAGAATGTTCTTGTACTTCTCGGCATACCACTCATCGACCCGAGCCTTTTCAACACCCGCCTCCAGGTACTTTTGTTTTAACTCATCGAGCTTTTGAATCTCAAGATCGTACCTGGACAAAAAGGTTTCATCGTAGGCTTCGTCAAACTCACTTCGAGTTCGTTGGTCTTCCTTGCTGACTTGTTCGGGTTGTCCTCCCGCTGCCGGAGGGACGTAGGCCTTACCCTTATCTGCCGCTGCTTTACGACGAGCTTCCTCAACCTTCTGATTAATGTCATCGACGAATCCGACCGCCCTTTGATAATACGAATCCTGGGCACTCATCGCAACAACTTGGTCATTAATGGCCTTTAACTTGTCATATTCGGCCTCGGCAAGGTCATCTGCAACACTGGATAACGTATCGTAATTGTCGGCAAGTTGGTCGGTCTGCTGGAGTTGTTCGCCCATGGAAACGAGCATATCACTTCCGAGTGCTTTCCCTAATGCAGCTACTTTATCTCCTAAGGTTGACACCATTCCGGAAAAGGAACGCGTGAATTTCGACATCCCATCGTACATGAGAGAAACACCTTTGAGCATCGCAAACGTCAGCAGATGCCAAACCTCCTTCAACCCGAGCCAAATCATTTTCCACCCTCGGAATGCGTCCGCCACAAGTGCGGCTCCTTTAATGATTATGTTGAAGGCTTTAATTACGACGTTTGCGGTACTTTTCGCCCACTCTTCCATCCGACCTTCGGACTTGAGGTTATCGAGACCTCCTACTAATGCACTTAGTGCCGCTTTTAAGTAGTCGAAAACGCCGGAGTCCATAACCATGTTACGGAAGGCAAACCATTTGTCACCAATCATCGACATCATACCGGACCAGGTTTTCGCAAGGTCACTTGCTGCTCCTGCGAATTGAGATTGCGGATCTTGAAATGCCTTCATCAACATTTCGCGAGTTTCCTCGGCAGAGTAGCTAACGCCGGCCTGAAATCCTAACATAGCTAATACACCACGTTCACGAAACATATCTGCTGACGCAGCACCGGCCGAATACATACGGATGATTTGACTTGTAGTATCCTGAATACTCAATCCAGTTGCGGCGGCGAGGTCACCAACCAACGGCATCCACTCGCTTATCTCATCGACACCGCCCTTCATAACACCAGATAACGCAGTTGCCGATTCCATGATTTCCTCGAATTGGAATGGCACCGAACCTGCGTACTCAGACATTCGGCGGAATACTTCACCGCCGGCCTCAGCACTACCTAACAATACTTTTAATCGGACATTGAACGCCTCAGACGTTTTCGCAGCATTAAGGAAGGATTTTCCCAGGAGCCCGAGAGTAGCACCACCAAGAGCACCCGCGATCGCACCTTTCAAACCAAAAAAAGCGGAGGTGAGCGATGCCACACCTCCTCTTACTTTCCCAATTACACCACGGAATCCTTTGACTTGGCTTTCGGCTTTAACGCTTGCGGTACCTACGGCTTTGAACCCCTTTGTAAGGTCCCGTAGGTTTTGTTCCGCCTGGGTTGTTTCGACCGGGATCTGTAGACCTGACATCTAACGCCTCCGATTCCTTTTTGAATTTACTAACCAACCACTCGAACATAACGTGTTCAATAAGGCATATACGTTCGAATTCGGTTATTGTTAATCCATAAATTTCACAAACATCTCCAATCGCTTTAGTGGGTATCGGACGGATGTTTCCGAACCCCGATGGTCTATCCCGGTGACTTAACTGTTTCCATAAGCGCCAACAAATGAGATTCGTACCTTCAATATCGTCGGGTCTTTTACAGTCCTCGCAGGGCGGATCGTCATCCCACGTTTCGGCGCATTCCTCACACGATGGGTTTCCACCCTTTACCCATTCAAGGTACGCCTCTATTTTCCCTCGTCTTCTTCCTCTTTTTGTTCGAGGGTTTCGGTAACATCATCTAACTGTTCGAACAACCACGACGTAATGTCTGGGCGCCCTTTATCGAATGCAATCTTGTTTTCCCTCGTACATGGAAGCGGATTTCCATTTGAATCTTCAACTCCCCACGAAACGATGAGGAAGTCGACTTTGTCGTCCATAAAACCGGAATGATCCAATTTACTGTACCGCTGCTGCTGTTGCATCCGCTGTTTTTTGGAAAGACCTTTCGGCGCATCCCATTCGTATTTCGTGTTTTGATCGGTCAGTCTTGCGAAATCTCTCGGTGACGGCTGACGTAACTCAAACGTACATTCCTCGTCCCCACCTGCATCCCACGTGAATTTGTGTGTAATCGTTTCTTCTTTAAATCGTAATCCCATAGTTCAATCTCCCTCATCCGGAAAATAAAAAAAGGTGGGAAGGGGTGCCGGGATTCACCCCTTTTCGGTTCGCCGACCTATCCCACCATCATCGCGCTGAGCCGGGTGAAGCGCGATTAATCGAATACGAGTTCAGCGGAGTCCTCACCGACAGTACCCAAAGCAGTCAAACCCATGCTCAAGGTTAGGGTCGGTCCATCACCTGAAATCTCGGGCGTCTTAATCTTACAACGTTTGAGATATAGGTCCATGTTCCGGTAGTCGGCTGCACTCGCAGGTTTACCGAAATGAATTCCAATCGGGACCTCATAGGAATTGAGGCCGAGGCTAAAATACTTCGCATCGGATGCCCTGAAATAAACATTGAGATCCGACGTAATACTACGAGCATCTTCGACAAACCCCTCGGGGTACGTAATTCCGACCTCATCCATGATGTACTGTTTCGGGACATCAAAGGTGAAATCATTACTTCGGAATTTACCAGAGACACTGTTGATCGCAATCGTAGTATAACGGCTTTCCATCGGGCTTCCAATAACACTCGCGGTCGGGAGGTACCCTTCAACGTAGTCATCCTCAACCCAGGAAACGTCAATGGCGGGTGAAATTGCGATCTGGTTATTTGTGGTGTCGACGCGGGTAATGGTATAACCACTGGTACCATTGGTTTTGCTCAACGTCGTATTTTGGAGACGCGCATCGACTGAATAGAGATCGGCATCGTCGACACTTAACAGAGTTGCACCGGTTACAGCAGTTGCGGACAATTGTCCCTTTCCCGCCCAAACCATCTTCATACCCTGCCCACTCATGTTGAACATGACGGCGCCTTCGTTATTCACACCCAAAACGGCATTTGACACGGAACAACCGCTCATGCCCTGTAAGAAGTGATCGGTCTTAATCCACAACGAAAAACTCGGGCTGTCAACTGCTTGTTTGTAAAACCGCGAACTCAAAGTCATATCCGCGTTATCGGCGTGATTTGCGGCGGTGGAGCCCAGATACCCTCTAACGCATCCGGTCAACGTGCCTGCCGTTGCGGTTTGACTTGCACGGGTGATCCCAAGGTATCGGATGTACTCGGTACCAATCAGGATAACACCTCGGTTCGGCATTTCGCCGCCGGCCAAACCATCAAAGGTAATTGTCTGTGCGGTAGTGGTCGCAGATGCATTCAGCGAACCGGCAGTAGCAGGATTCAAACTTCCCTGCCAGGACTGGAAAAGGGCGTCACCTTGGGGGGTGCCACCGATCGTCGCGGCCGGCCGAGCATACATATTGAGGGACCAATCTCCGGGCGGAATCTGATTCTGGAATTCGTCCAGAACGTCGAGAGTGTTTCGCAATTCCTCGGAAGGAGTGAACTCGGGAACTTGGTTGATCAAAGCCAATCCGGCCGGCCGAATAAAGTCGATGGCCGACGGGAACTTCAACGTTCCACAGGTGTCTTCCTTGACCGCGAATACTCGTTGATTTCGGCTAATGCCGATGTTTTCGCATGCCATTGTATTCCTCCTATAAGTTTATGGTAAATTAGGTACAACTTTATTCGACTGGAATATTGGCTTCAGGCTTTCGCAACCTATCATTTCCAATTCCTTACTCAAACTTGTCGTAATGTCTAACCTCACATTCAACGGCATGGATAACGCAAGACGATCCACCCGCTTCAGAAACTCAATCCCTTCCTGCATTCGCATCAGGCCGAGTTTGTGGAATGCATTCATGAGATTCATGGGTTTCTTAGTGAACACGAAACCAGCCGACTGAACTAATGGGTCCCTCTCCATCGCTTCGTATTGTCTGATATAAGCAGACGCACCCTCGATAATGGACTGTGGGTCTTGTGCGTTAATTCCATACAAAAGACGCGCGTAGTTCAAATCGAGGTCTTTCGGATACCGTTTCATGCCTTCGGCAATCCACCGACCACATGCATTGATATCGCCCAAACGCCGTGCAGTTTCAGCAGCCGAATAAAAGATATTCCTTCGGACCTTTCCAGGATCCATCTCCGGCAGGTGCTGAAAGTACACCTCCGCCCACTCCATTGTCTTTTCGAGACGCGCATAAGACACATAGGCAGAATAAATATTTGTCAGGTAGAACATGGCTTCATAGTCTTTCGGGTTCTTCTCGAGCCGTGCTTGTAACAAACCAGCCGTTCGATCTACCTTCATTTTCGCTTTTTCTGTCGGGACGTCATAACCGTAGTGGAGAAGTTTGATTCCGCCACATACCGCTGCCTGCCCCTTAAACACCGGTTCGTTATGAACCGTCGATTTATACTTTAGGTGCGACTTTCCGTTAAATAGACGAGTAGGTTTGAAAGTTGCTGCGACCTGGCCTTGAACCATATCCTCCAACAGCATTTTGACGCATCCAACTTTATTGACTGGGAGCTTTAACAGTTCGGCTTTCAAACTGTCAGGGGTCGACCCTTCCTCAAACACCCACTCTTCGTCTGCGTCAATGATGAGAGTCCAATTCGTCTTGACATACGATAACGAAACGTTCCTGCTCCGGCTAAAATTATTATCCCACTCATCCTCGTACAACTCAACGTTTGGATATTCGGATCGGATAATCTCTTTTGTTCTATCCGTACTTCCGGTATCAACAACAACGATCGCATCACACCACCGAATCGAATTGAGACACCTGCGAATATTGTCCTCCTCGTTTTTGACGATCAATGCCGCAGTAATCTCAATGTGTGAATAAAATTTGTCCTTTTTCGTTTTCTGATTCTTTAGTTTTAGTTTACCCATCCCGGCTCTCCTTTCGTTAAACGTTTAAAATCGTAAATGGTACATCAACCGCGAGTTGGTACCACTTATCGTCAGTCCCTACTTCATTTGTACTTGGTTCGTCTAAAATAATGCAGTCACTCAATACCTCTCGGCGGTATATAGCTTCGAGTGTTCCTGCAGTTACCCAAACGCTCCGTCCGTCTTCTCCTTTTGGTCCAAAACACTGAATTTTCACGACCCCATAACGAAACCCAAGTCCTTCGGTTCCCAATTCACCAATGACGCTGCCACCCATTAAGATATTAAGACGAATCCAATGGCCGTCAGGTGCTTCCGTCTCGGGGTCAAACTTTCGGTTTGGCCACGCGACCGGGGTACGGCTATAGTTGTTATATAATTGCCCTACGATGGCATCCCGTATCGCTGCTGGAGTCATGATTTATCCCTTCGGTTGAACTACGTTCGATAATTGTTTTGCGGCATCCTTCAAAAACGTTGAGAACTCAGCAAGACTAATCGCGACCATCCCTTGTGGTGCCTGATCACTATGACCTTCTTCCAACGGGACGATGTAAACGAGGTTATTGAAAATCCAAATCGTTCCGGTGTCGAGTTTATACTCGTAATCCGCGACGTCGCTCAAATCCTTATAGTCAACAGCTGCATTGGGATCGGGCCCGATCGACCAATTTGCCCGGGCACGACCGGTGTCGATTGGGGTCCTTTCTACGATGCGACGAAATAGGTCTATGACGGTCTTCGTAACAACTGCTTCGTAGTTATCAGTGCAAAATTCAGCCAACTGCGACAATGACTTCGAAAATGAACGCGCATCCTTTTGAATACTGGTTTCGATCGGGTCGCCCTTGAGGTTACGTATAGCCATTATCG